GCTCTTGCCCTTAGGTGTTGGGTCATAGCCTGCTTCATTTAATGCTTGCTTGATAGATGGTAAAACTCTAATCATCATAAATCTATCTGGGTCTTGCGTCTTAATTACTTTAGGTGGTTGCCATAAGTTATTTAAGATATCTCCTACAATTGCATCACCTGCAACTGCAATTAGATACTCACCAATTTTAACTATTTTGTCGCAGCCTTTGGCTACGTATGGTCTATCTTGGTAAGAGGTTACTGTATCTGCGCCAAGCACAGCCCAACCTTTTCCCTGAATGCCTACTATTGCAGTCATAGTCCCCTTCTAACTTATCGCCTTACAACTGTCCTTGCACTTGCACTAGCCTGTCCACCAGCGGTTAAACTAGATAAAAGACTTTGTAGTCCACCACCTTGGGCTGCAGTAGGTGAGATGCCTCCTACTGGTGCAGCGGGAGCAGGGGACGTTTGCTCAACCTGAGTAGCGCCAGCAGGAGGTAATTCTTCAGGTTTAAATATTTCCTCAATGGCGTCTTCAATTGCTACTCCCTTTTGACGTGCTTTAATAACGTCAGCAATTTTCATAACAATATCGCTTGGGTCTCCACCCTGTGCAGCAATTTGTGGAATCGCCTGTGTATATGCTTGTAGTGAACCCATCAAAGAGTTACGCATCTCTTCAATTTCAATCTTCTCTTGCTCTTGAGTTACGTTGATACCAAATGGTAGTTCACGCATAACCATATCTTTAGAAATAATTTTAGCGCCTAATGCCTGTAGCATAAAGATAAGTCCCTGTGCTGGATTAAGTCCTGCCAACATTCCATAACGAACATCGGCTGAGTAATCCTTCTTAATATCTTTTGAAGGCTTGTAATCAATGCTATATGGAGAACCAGCATCTACACCACGGACTGTCTTGTCAAAATCAAAGTATGTCTCATCAACCTCAAAACAGATTGAGATAACATCTTTAAGTGCTGAAGCAAAGATAGCCTGAGCGGATTTAACTTGTGTATCAAAACCACCCATAAGGGCTTGAACACCCTGACCAGTAATAATGCTTGCATCAAGATTACCAGTACGTGATTCTGGATAACGAGTTCCAGTTCTTAGTTCTTGCTGTAGTAATGTTTGTTCAGTAAATGCACCATTAGGTATAGGCAGTTCAACACGGCGAACACCTGCTGGGTTATTTGTGCGGATGATTGAATCTCCGCCAAACTCAATTTCTTGAACATCTTGTGGAACAACAATTGGTGATTGAACAGATTTCTCTGCTGCTTCCATCGCAAGTAATGCGAACCTATTACGAAGCAGTTGGATACCTAAAACATCATCAAACTGTCCACGCATTTCACCATCAACAGTTGGACGTCTAGCAACAACAACCATCATCTTTCCAAGTGGATTAACCGCTTGAGATAGAACTAGGTTATTACGGCTAGGTATATAAATTAATGATTGGTCTTTATCGTAATAACGAACAAAGTCAACCGTTGCATTTAAGTCCTGGCGATAACCTTCTCTACCCAGAAGTTGCATTTCATATTCTGGGAATTGAGATACCAATTCTGCAATTGATAGTGAGTATCTTTTAGCAAAGGCAATGCAGCGTCCGTAGCGGTCAAACTCTGGGTAAGCCCCTATTGGACTTTCTACTCTAATACGCGGCAGCCCTGCCTCTTCGTCTAATTCAATTATGAATGGGACGAAACCGAATGTGATGTAGTGGTCTGCACCTGTGTACATCTGTACTTGTAAATCTGAGTGAGCAAAATAATTAGCGGCAATGCGAGTACGCTTATCAGCAAAAGAACGAGCACGGTCGCTGACCTGATTAGCGGCCGAGCAGTTAACTGCAGGAAGTGGTGCCATAACCTCTGACAGGTCTCTGGCAACGATATCAATAAAATTTGCAACGACATTTGCGTCTACACCCTCTGGAAAAAACTCTGGATAGACAGATGCAATCTTGCCTTTACGGACAGCAAGAACATCTTGTGCTCTAGCATCTTGGTCAGCAGCACGATGTTTAAGAGAGTCAACTCTCGCTGCAATTTGTTCAATACTTAGCAATTAACTACCTACCCTTATTTGTATTGTTCAGGAAATGTTTCTCTTCTTAGTTTTGCAATAAACTCAGCAGAGGCTCTTCCGCCTCTTGCTTCTAGTTCTCGTTCTCTTTTTTGTTCAGCACCACGGATTTGATAAGTCTTTTGTTTAGGACTCATTGGTTTTTTCTTTGTAGCCTTTTTAACAGTCTTAACAATTTTTTTAGGATTAGGCATTATCTTTTGCCTCTTTGCATTCTTTCTCTACGAGCAATTTCTTTTAATGCTTCTTGGACTCGTTTATCTGATTCTCTACGTTGCGCAAATTCCATTGCTTGTTTTCTAGCAATTTCATTTCTTTCTTGAAAAGAAAGTTCTTTAGCACGTTCTACAACTTGTTCGTCTAGTCTTTCACGAGGAGACTTTACATCCATACCATATTTAGTTTTACCAGCAGACTCTTCACGCTGCGCTCTTTTAATTTGTACTCTTGCTTCAAAACGTTTTCTATCAGCAGGGTCCATCTTCTTTAACATGCCCTCTAACTTTTGTCTTCTTTCTTGTTTTGCTAAACGTTTTGCTGCTACTTCTTCAACCTCTGAACGCTTAGCAATTGAAGAGCCACGAGTTAATTGAACTGGACTACGTTTTGACGTACTACGACTAGCAGGGGGAGTTGCCAACTTTTTACGCATTTCTTCTTTTGCAACTACTCTACCAAAAATAACATCTTTTGGTTTAATAGAACGACCAAGTTCTTTTCTTTCAATTGGAAATCTTTTTTGGGTCATTGCTTTTTCAAATTCAGAAAGACCAGTTCTTTTAGAAATTTTTCTTCCAGGTCTTTTACCAGCATTCTTCATTTGTTCTTTAGCAACTTTACGGGCTTGACCTGCAGGTATCTTTGCTACTTTTTTCTTAGCAATATCAGCGGCACGCTTCTTAGCAATGATGCTAGCAATTTTAGCGACAGGCATATTATCTACCCATATTTCTATAAACTTTGTTTACGTACTTAGCACCCTTTTTGCCAATACCACCTATAGCACGAGTGGCTTTAGCCCATGGTACTGCATACAAAGCAGCGTCTCCTAAAGTTTTAGGAATAAATACATCGGAAAGTATTGGGGCAACTGGAGATGTTTTAGATTTCTTAAAAGCACCAGGTGCCATCTTCTTAGACTTAGCCATTACTTCATACCCTTTGGCCAGTTAACTTTACTTCCCATGCTTCCGCCACGAACACGATTTGGACGTGCTGGGGGTGTATATTTAAGGTTATTTGCCGTGCCAGCAATAATTTTATCGCTACCTGTTTTTAAATTGTATTGGTTTGATGCTTTCATATATGCGTCTAAATCTGAAATTTCTTTGTCTAATTTAATATTTTTTGATTTACGTATTTTGCCTTTTGCATCTTTATACTTAAGTCCACGTGGTTTATTAGCAGCCTTAAGCCCACGCTTGTTTGCATTAGATGCAGATTTCTTTGCTGCTGCTTTCTTAACTGCTTTAACTAACTTGATTGGATTTGCCATAGTGCGTCCTTATCCGTATATGTCTTGCCATTGCTCTGCAAAGGCTTCGTCTAAATTAACTGAAAATCTTCTATCCTTCTGCGCTCTGGTTGCCCAGCGGTTATTGGCATACCTGCTTATGTTGCCAGTCTGTTGCATAAATTCCCTTGCTCTAAGCACGGTGAACCACAACGCCATAACACAGTCAGTCTTACCACGGGTATTAGGTTTCCAAGTTATTAACTGTTGGACTAGTGCCTTCATACCCTCTGAGTGTTCCGTAGAAGGAAACTCAATAACGTTATTCTTTTGGAACTTCTCATCTCTAAGAGTTCCCATTAGCATAGACATACCTGCTACACCAAAGTTAGAATCCCATTTGTTCTTGCCTGTAAAGTGAGACTCTAATCTACACCCATACGCTGCAAGCCAATTTCTTAAATCATCATCTAGTGAGTAAGCCTTTTGATGAGCGTTAATCTCAACTCGTAGTTCTTGTGGTTTGTATTTATCAACCAATTGCTCAATGGCTTCTTGAATCTTCTGTGGTGTTGGGTCTGACATATTTACACAGTCAAGAACATATATTCTGCTATCACGTCTGTTATAGGTAGTCACCACAAACGCGGCATTCCCGCCCATTGCGGGGTCAAACCCTATTATTGTATACCCCTCAATGTGCGTGGGATGTCCCACGGCACCCGCTTTCAGCGGGCCGCGTTTGCGTTGTCCATTAATACAACCTTGGACAATCGCTGGAGGAAATATATTATCTTCAGAAACATCTTCTTGTTGGTACACCAACGCCCATGTTGATGGTGTTACCTCACTACGTCTTCTTGCTAATGCTTTGCCGTCCCACTTCGGGAAGAATCCTTCTTCGTCAGGAACATCAGAATCCCCATCCCAGGGAGTATCCGACTTAGGCCAGAGCGTTTGCCAGTCCTTCGTGCTTTCCGCATATTCCAATACAGCAGGCATACCCATATAAGTAAAAGGGCTTTTACCACCAGACCAGTGTTTGGCTTCCCTGAGTTCTTTGTAAAAATCTTGCGCTGCAATTCGTGTCCCTACGATTAATAACTTACCATTTTTACCCAAGCGGGTAATAACTTCTTTTTGTAGCCAGTTGATTTGCTTCTCATACTCGTGTGCGTTGGCTGTAGTAATGCAGTCATCAAGAATGATGAGGTCAGCACGTGCACCGTAAATCTGTCCACCCATACCAAGTGCT